GTTCCACTTACTTCGCTTACGCCAGACCCACTCAACGCTCGAAAACACAATAGGCGCAATATAGATGCCATTAAAGCGAGCCTCTCGAAGTTTGGTCAACGTAAGCCCATTGTGGTAACAAACGACGGCACAGTTATAGCTGGCAACGGCACGCTCGAAGCCGCCACATCCCTTGGCTGGAAGGAAATCTCCATAGCCAGAGCGCCTGAAGAATGGGATGAAAACACCGTTCGAGCTTACGCACTCGCAGACAACCAGACAGGCGCACTAGCCGAATGGGAAGACGAGATTCTTAATACAGCGCTAGAGGACTTAACTTTAGAGGGCTGGGACATTAACGAATTAGGCTTTGACCAGGACTTTAAGTCAGAAGAACCTAAGCCAGATGACAATGATGAATCATTGCAAGAAGTACCAGAGATACCCACAACCCGATTGGGCGATATGTGGATTATTGGACCGCACCGCATTATTTGTGGAGATTCCAGCGACAAGGGAACATTAGACAGACTTACTGATGGATACAACATTGGATGCGTGCTGACTGATCCGCCTTACGGGATTGCATTAGATACCGATTACACCAAAATGAATAAGGGTGGTGGAAACCCTGATGATGCTTGGTATGGCAAAACATCCAATTCTCACAGGATTGTTGCCAATGACGATGTGCCATTTGACGCATCATTTATCTACAATTACTTTATAAATGTCAAAGAACAGTTCTGGTTTGGAGCTAATTACTACCGCCGAACGCTTCCTGACGATGACCTATCAGGTTCATGGCTTGTATGGGATAAGCGCACTGAGACAAGCGATACCGGCTTTGGTTCAGGATTTGAGCTTTGCTGGTCACGAACCAAACACAAACAAGACTTGCTTAGGTATCTTCACTTTGGTCTATTTAGCGTAGAGCCAGGAAAACGTTTACACCCAACTCAAAAGCCAGTAGTAATGCTTACTGAAATTGTTACTAGATGGACTAAAGAAGGTTCAATAATTGTTGATCCGTTTGCTGGTTCTGGTGCAACTTTGGTATCAGCAGCAAGAAATGGTCGAATTGGCTTAGGTGTAGAACTTGATGCAGCTTATGTAGATGTAATTGTTAAGCGTCTTGAAAAAGAGACTGGCTTGACTGCCGAACTTGCACCTAAGAACTAAACTTCCCGTCAAAACGCTAGGCCATCAAAACAATGCCACAATTCATACGCACAGAAGAACAGGCCATAACCGACACAGAGGCGCTTAAATTGCGTTCTAGGGGCGCTACGTTCCAACAAATAGCAGACAGCATGGGGTGTTCTAAAGGCGCTGCATACCAACGAGTAAGTCGAGCCTTAGCTGCAATCCCACAAGAAGCAGTTGAAGAGTATCGCAAACTAGAGTGTGAACGATTAGATATGCTTCTGGCGGTTGCTTTTCAAAAGGCAATAAACGAGAAAAGCATGACAGCTGTTGACCGATGCGTACTCCTAATGGAGCGCAAGTCTAAACTAATGGGCTATGACGCACCAATTAGACAACAAGTGGAAACGATAACTTATGACGGATCTACTATTGAAGCAAGAGTCGGGGAAATTAGACTCGCTTTTGAACAACTTAGCATCCAGTCGCTATCTATGGACGGATCAACTAGCGAGACCGGAACAATTACCGACTGAGGAAGATTGGAGCGTTTGGCTCTATCTTGCAGGTCGAGGCGCTGGAAAGACACGAACCGCAGCTGAGTGGATGGCATGGGAAGCAATAAAGTCTCCCAAAACCCGTTGGGCTGTAGTCGCTGCAACATTCTCTGACGTTAGGGACACTTGCGCAGAGGGTGAATCAGGCCTTGTGTCTATTCTTAAGCGTTACGGCGCACTAGAGAACTACAACCGTTCTATGGGTGAGATACGTCTTACTAATGGTTCTCGCATAAAACTATTCTCTGCCGACGAACCTGACCGTTTGAGAGGCCCTCAGTTTCACGGGGCTTGGTGTGACGAGTTAGCTGCTTGGCGATACGAAGACACATGGGATCAATTACAGTTCGGACTTCGCTTAGGCGAACACCCACGAACATTGGTCACTACCACACCTAGACCAGTACCAATTATTAAACGACTACTTGAAAGAACCGATGGTTCAGTAAAGTTAGTACGAGGCTCAACATTCGACAATGCCAAGAACCTTGCTCCTTCTGCCCTTGCTCAACTTAGAGCCAGATACGAAGGTACACGATTAGGACGACAAGAGCTTTATGCGGAAGTCCTCACTGACACGCCTGGGGCTTTATTTACTCAAGCGTTGATTGATGATAAGCGAGTGCAACATTACAGTGACTTTACAAGAGTTGTTGTGGCAGTTGACCCAGCAGTTACGTTAAGCGAAGATAGCGATGAAACGGGAATCGTTGTTGTTGGACTTGGCGCTGATGGTCGTTTCTACGTTATGGCTGACAGGTCATGCAAAGACACACCTCTAGGTTGGTCTAAGCGAGTCGTGCAAGCTTACGAAGATTACCAAGCAGACCGTGTGGTTGTTGAAACCAACCAAGGTGGATCATTTATTGAGACAACCCTTCGCCAGATAAATCCAAACATGGCAATTACCGGTGTTGTTGCAAAAATTGGAAAAAGGCTTCGGGCAGAACCAATTAGCTCCTTGTACGAGCAAGGCCGAGTTTCACACATAGGCAACTTAAGCGCATTAGAGACACAGATGATTGAATGGGTCCCAGACTCAGGCGAATCACCAGACCGACTCGACGCTCTCGTTCACGGCATCACTTCACTAACAACTCAGACGAGCAAGTTCGACCTTGCGTTCTCTGGATCATCACAGTCATGCCCTAAGTGTGGCGCATCAAATCTCAAGACCGACACAGCTTGTAAGGTCTGCTTTCACAAGTTCAACCCAGCAACCGAACAACGCATTAACAGTCTCAATGCTGGCTTCCCCCAATTCCAAAAGAGGTAGACGTGGCTTTATTCAGCCGTAAAGACAAGACAGCCGAGATTGTCAAGGGCGTAATGGATGAACTCAACAAGGCTGGCGCTCCTATGGCTATGGCTATGCAAGCAGGTCAACTACAAGGCTCACCTGTTCAGACCGGCGTTCCAGTCATGGCACAGCAGGTTGTAGCAGCAACACCTCTACAACGCCCACAGTCTGTATTCGGTGCAGCGTTCAACCCTGGTACTCCACTCTTCCCAGGTGCTATTGACCCAGTCAACCCAGTAACGGGTCGAGCTGAACCACGCATTACTCAGTACCAAGTTGCTGAGAACTTAATGATTACCCAAGAGCCAGCGCCATTCGGCAAACTGGAATGGGCTGCTCGCAACGTAGACATCATCTCTCGTTGCATAACTATTCGCATTGACGACATCACCAAGATGGGCTGGTCGTTTGAGGTATCTGACGACGCTATTGCCGAAATCATGGCAGAGGAAAACTGCTCACACGCTAAGGCTGCGACAATCGCTCGTGACCGCTACGGCGACCAAGTTGCCAAGATGACAGAAGCTTTTGCCAACCCATTCCCATTGGAATACAAGAACTGGCGCTCATGGATTAGCCAGGCTATGTGGGACTACTTGGTGTATGACGAAGTAGTGGTTTACCCTAACTACAACCTTGGTGGGGAATGCTTCGGCTTTGACCTGATTGACCCTTCAAGTATCAAGATTCTGCGTGACGACAAAGGTCGAGTTCCTTCCTGGCCTAACCCTGCGTTCCAGCAGATTCTTTGGGGCTACCCTCGTGGGGAGTTCACAGCTTCACCGCTTAACGAAGTAAACGCTCAGTTCAACTCACAAGAACAGCGTGGACCAGTTCGCCCATCAGACTCACTCAACGTATTCATTGGACACCCACAGACAAAGATGCTCTATGGCTTCTCTGCTGTTGAGCAGTGCCTTCAATACACCGACCTCTACGTAAACCGCCAAGAATGGCTACTTGCTGAGTACAAGGCTGGATCAACCCCAGCAATGTTCCTAGAGACTGACAGCGCCCTAGAACTATGGCAGCTCGCAGACAACGACAGAATCCTGAACGACTACTACTCAGGTATGACTGCCAACCGTCACCAAATCCGCTCACTCCCAGGTGGAGCGAAGGTAGTGCAGACTACACAGATTGACGAGAAGTACAAGTCTGACTATGACGAGTTCATCGCCAAGCGTATTGCAGCCATCTTCGGAGTAGCCCCATCACAAGTTGGTGTTGTAGCTCGTGCCGGACTCGGTGGTGGCAAAGGCTCACACGACGGCGAAACAGAATCAGCCGAAACAGTATCTACCAAGCCAACGATTAACTTCATTGTGGACATGGTGAACACGCTCTGCCGTCAGCACCTTGGCATGGACGAAAGCATTACCTTCAGCCTCACTAACGACGCATCCTCAACGGATCAACTAAACCGCTACAAGGCGCTATCAACCGCAGTCAACGCTGGAATGCTTACCCTCAACGACTCTCGTGGTGAACTTGGTATGCCGTTGTTTGACATGAACGAAGCCGACGAGCCGTTCATCCTTACAGCCTCTGGCCCAACATTCCTTAGTGGACAATTAACCACAGACGCAACAGGCGAAACACTCGGACAGACAGGACCATCAAGTGAAGAAGCGAACACGCAAGCCGTCCCACAAGCTAAAGAGCAACCGAGTCTCAGTGAAGCACCCAAAGGTGATAGCAAAGAGACGACTTCTAGGGTAGAGGCCAAGTCAGCACACGACGAGGAACTACGTGAGTTCGCACGCTTTGTTAAGTCTCGTAACAAGACAGGCAAGTGGCGAGCATTTGACTTTGTAACGATTGAAGAAGAACTAGCCGACAAACTAAACAGCGACGCTTACTTCTTGGTCAAGGGAACAGTTCCAATGCCAGACAGCGTTCTTGCTTGGGCTGAAGATGTTGTGAAAGCGCAGATAAGCGATACCCCAAAAGGTTTGCTTACTAAAGGGAACGACCACGAGAACCGCATAAAGGCTCTCGCTTCCAAGCACAAGACTGCTATTCAATCAGCACTTGCAGCAAGCATTACCGGCGTAGGCACAGCAATCTCACAC